TGGCATGAAACAAGATGGAGAAATAATCAAGTTTCTGTTGTAGGTGCATGCGGAATTGTTCAAGTTATTCCAAAATATACAGTGCCAAGAGTTACTTGTAGTGACTTGCAAAATAGTGACACAGGATTTCAATATGGTGCAATCGCATTAAGAAACTGGTTAAATCATGCAAATAATAATCTAACCAGAGCATTTTGCCACTATAATAGTGGAAATAATTGTTATTCTCGTGGTCTAACTTATGCAAGGCATGTAAAGCGCTCTTATCGAAGAATGAAAAGGATTACTAGAAATATTAGACAAAACTTAAGTGCTTATGTTTCTAGAATCTCCGCAAATAGGTTGTTTTAATTCCACTATCTTCACACGACTTAAGCTGTTCTAAGTCGTTATCAATATGCAATAATGAATTAAGCTTTTTAAGAAGCTTTCCTTTCATCTGGCCGTTTGTATAATAAATAGTCTTTATATCTAAATTATTTCTTTTTATAAAGTCATTTATATCTTTTCCGTGCTGAGCCTTATTACCAGCAGTAACTATGATAATATCATAATTATTTTTACTTAGTTTATTTAAGGTTTTAACTAAGTGTTTGTTGTCGTAATAGTCTTCAATAGCATCGTAAAAGCATAAAGTATCGTGAAAATCAACAGTTATAGTTTTCTTCATATTAACACCTTGTTGTAATATAGAAATAAATTAAATATAATAATCCTAAATAGGAAAAAAATATGCATAAAAAAAGATTTGAAAAGCTTCTAGAATACTGTTATTCAAAAAATCTTAAAGTTTTATATGGCACTGAAGATTGCTGTTTTCCTTCACTTTCTTTAATTTCAATTAATAGTAGCCAAAATTATAAAAACAGAACATATACCTTGTTACATGAAATTGGACATATTGAAATCTTTAAAAATAAAAATGAATGGCAAAAAAGTTTTTCTATATTTTCAAGCGACTGTACAGATGGCCGAGTAAAGCGATCAAAAAAATATCAAGTTTCTCTAATCGCTGAAGAAATTGATGCGTGGAGGATTGGTATGAGTATTGCTGAAGAAGCTGGTATTTTTATTGATAAAGAAGAGTATATTAATATGATGAATTCATGTGTGTTTACATATATTAATTCCGCTTCTACAGAAGTTTTAGTGTGATTAGTTATGCGAAAAACAAACAAGAAAAATTTAAATAAAATATTACGGAAGGCAAGACAGAATAATTTTACAAACGAAAACAAAAAGCCAGTTAGCATTACCAGCAGTGTCTTAAACAACTTAGACGAAGAAGTCGTTAAAGATTTTGAAAAGAAAATAAATTGGAGGCATAAGCCAGGTGATATTGGTTATTTAACAAAAAACTATCGAAGCTTTGAAAAAGATGATATTGTATTAGTAATTCGAGAACAAGATGGAGAATATAATAATAGCTTTCATGATTATAAAGAAAATTATTTTCATGCCTTAATTCTAGGCAGCGTAGTTTTAATACCTGGAAGTTTCATTAGAATTTTCTAATGGTTGTAATAAAGTTTTTTAAAAAATATTATATCAATAAATAAAAATTAAAGAGGTCATAATGAAGCTTAATCTTAAGAATGATGGTATTAAATTTGGTACAAACATTCTGGATGTTACAATTCCAGATGAGCTACGCAAGCGACATAAGTGTGACATTGACTACATTAATGCAGCTTTTGGTGGTGAAGGTTTTACTCCTTCAACAGTTACTCTGTTTACTGGAGAACCAGGTGCAGGCAAAACAACTCTAATGCTAATTCTTTCTGACTCTCTTACAAGAACTAATGCGTGTGTTTTGTATAATACAGCCGAAGAAAGCTTGTATCAAGTTAAACTTACCTGTGAGCGTCTTGGTTTAAGAGACGGTTTTATTGCAGGGCAAGAAACACATGTTCCAACACTTCTTAAGAATTGCGATCAACTAAGAAAGAATAATCCAAACAGACCTTTCTTTCTTGTTATTGACTCCTTGCAAACTCTAAACGACGGTAAGTACGGCGAAAATGTTAACAGCAGTTCTGCCATTAGAGCATTGCAAATGTTAACTGATTACGCAAAAGAACATTATGTTAATATTGTTTGTATTGGGCAAGTTAATAAAAGCGGAAATATGGCTGGTAGTCAAAAGCTTAAGCATATGGTTGACGCAATGATCCATATGTCAATTGAAAAAAAGAACGAAGAGCTATTTGGTTGTAGAGTTCTGGAAACAGTTAAGAATCGTTTTGGCGGTGCTGGCTGGTTATTCTATCTTTCGCTAAGAAAGAACGGTTTTAAAATGGTTGGAGACAACACTTGAACAATAACTACCTTTATTTTGGAATAATTCTATATTTCTTAGGAGGAATTGTAGGATGGTTTCAGAATAATCTTTGGCAGTTTTCTTCTTGGTGGAAAGATAAAGGTTCAATATCAGTATTACTTTTTAGTCTGCCAATTGGCTTTGCAATGTACTATGCATGGAAATACTTTGTTCTTTATTTTGGCAGCACGTGGTCAGCAAGAATGATGTTCTTTGCATTATCATACATGATATTTCCTATCTTGACTTATGTTTTCTTAAATGAAAGCCCGTTTACTGTTAAGAACATTATTTCAATTGTGCTAAGCATTCTTATTATTGTAGTTCAAATTAAACTTTAAAAAATACAAAGTTGTAATAAAGTTTTTTATAAAATATAATTTTTAGGTAAATTAAAAAAGGATATTAATTAAATGAATATTAAGACTCTTGTTGAATGTGCCAAGTATATGCCTCCTTCACAATCAATTCTTCTTCGTGGACCAACTGGAGTTGGCAAAAGCCAGATTGCTCAGCAAATTGCTAATTATCATTCATTGCCTTTGATTGATGTCCGCGGCCCAACAATGTCTGAAGGTGACACAGGTGGTTATCCGGATATTGAGTCGATGAAAGAAAATGGTGTAATGACTTTTGTTATGCCTAGTTGGTTTATGCGTGCTTGTCGAGAGCCAGTTGTTCTTCTTCTTGATGAGCTTAATCGTTCTTTACGTGGCGTTCAACAAAGTTTTTTCCAGCTTGTTCTAGATCGCCAGTTAGGTAATGACAAGCATGGTAATCCTTATAAGTTAAATCCTGAAACACGTATTATTGCAGCAGTTAACTCTGGTGCTGAGTATGATGTAAATGACATGGACCCGGCTCTTCTAAGGCGCTTCTGGGTTGTTGATGTTGATTGTCGAGTTGATAGCTGGCTTTCATGGGCTGAAGATAATAACATTGATGAAATGATTACAGAGTTTATTAGAACACATCATGAGCATCTATTTGTTGACCCTTCAAAGGTAGAGCCTGAAACCGTTATTCCTACGCCTGCTTCGTGGGATAAGTTTAATACAATGTTAAATTATGCTAATATCGATCTAAGTAAGTTTGCTGGTACAAATAGAAAGTCAACTAAAATTTACAATCTAGCAACAGGCTTTGTTGGACAAGAGACATCAATTGCATTTTGTGATTTTCTTAAGAAGTTTAACAACGTTATTCTCTGTGAGCACATTATTGATGAATGGGATAATTATAAGGAAAAAGTTTCTAAGCTTAATAGTGATAAAATTAATAGCATCATTTCAAAGATTGTAAACCACTTTAAGGACAATAAGTGGACAGTTGATCAAGCAGAAAATGCTTCAAATTTTGCAAAGACAATTCCACATGAAATGGTTATTCATTTTTGGTCAGAAATGACTAAGACAAAAAATATTGATAACATTCAAAAGGTTCACAGGTTTCTTGGCTCATATATCGTTGAGGTAGTTAATACATCAAAGAATATCCTAAAATAACAATGTGTGTATAATTGATTTAATTATGGTATAATAAATTGTATTTAAGGGGGATGTATGAGTAATAAAAATACTTCAAATAAAAGCTATTACCAATATAATACAACAGAAGAAAAGATGAGAAAGTTTGACTTGTCACATCATCTTGTTGACTTACTTTGGAACGAGCCTTTTTATTCTAGAATCCTTAGAAGCTTAAATAAAATTGAAAGTACTGAAGTTCCTACTGCTGGTGTTATTGCACAAGACGGTGACTTTACTCTTTATTGGAACAGAGAATTTTTATCATCACTAAGTAATATAAAAATTCTTGGTTTGTTAAAACATGAATGTTTGCATCTTCTTTATGAACATACTACTACAAGAAGAAGAGACCCACATATTATTTGGAATTGGGCTACAGACTTAGCAATTAATAGTCAACTAAACAGAAAAGAATTACCTAAAGGTGGCTTAATTCCAGGCGTAAAGTTACCAAAGCTTTCTTCTGCTGAAATTTCTAAAATGTCTGATGAGGAAATTACTAATCATAATGAAATATCTAATCTAATTGCAAGTTTACCTGGAGATAAAACATCTGAGTTTTATTTTTCGAAGCTAATTAAAAATGATACTGTTAAACAAATGCTTGACAATGCTGAAATGTCGTCGTTGTTTGGAAAGTTAGGCATGGACAGCCATGATGGTTGGGATGAAATGTCTGATGAAGAAAGAGATATGATTGCAAATAAGCTTAAAGACATTATGAAAGAAGCAGCTTTAGAAGCAAATGAAAAAGGCTGGGGTTCTTGTAGCAAAACAATTAGACAGGCAGTAAATAAATTTATCAGCAATCAAGTTAGTTGGAAGTCTGTCTTGAAAAGATTTTGTGGTCAGTCTGTTAGGCAAAATAAAGAAAATTCTATTAATAGACTAAATCGAAAGTATCCGCTTATTCATCCAGGCAGTTTATCAAATTATACATCAAAGATTGCAGTTTATATTGACGAAAGTGGTTCTGTTGATAATAAAAGTTTAGAAGCATTTTACGGTGAATTAAATGGTTTGTCAAAATGTACAGACTTTTGGATTTACAAGTTTGATACTAAAGTAAATGTTAAAGAAGGTTTTCACTGGAAGCAAGGAAAAAAGGTTAATTTAAACAGGACGCAGATTGGTGGAACATGTTTTAAAGCACCAACAGCTCACGGTTGTGACCCAAAAAATAAGTTTGACGGCTATATTATCTTTACAGATGGTCTAGCACCGGACCCAGGTCCTTCAAGAGTAAAAAGAGGATGGCTTTTGACTAAAGATGGTTCTTTATTTGCAGGTAATGATAAAAAATATAGAAAAGATATTGTTATTAAGTTAAACTAATTTATAGAAAGTTATAAAATGTTATATAATTACAATGGTGACACATTCAAGATTAAGTTTTGCGAATCAAATAAGACATTTAAAGTTTATCATAAAGCAGAAAACAAATGGTCCCGAGGATGGACATTTGTAGGAAAATCAAATACAGAGCAAAAAGCACAAAATATTGCAAAGATTTACGCAAGTTAAAGAGGAAATATGAAAAGATTTGAGATTGTATTAGCAAGGCATGGACTAAATCCAGATGATTACGAGACAGCAAAACCTATTTTTAGTTCAAAGACTCCAGAAGAAGTAATTGCAAATTCAAAGAAAGTTTTAAGAAGTTTTTCTAGAGGTGAAGCACCATATCACTTAAAAATGTTCATTGATGCAGTAACAATTTCAGCCGAGACTGACATGGACAGTAGATGGAATGGATGAGAAAAAACTAGAACTTCTCAATAACGTAGAAGTATCTATGGCCAAGTTAGTTTATTTTGCTGATACGCAAGAGGCAAAAGAAAAACCAGAGTATTTAAACAAGCATCTACAAGACTATTTTAATTCTGTAGATAAATTAAACTGTTATGTTCAGAATAAGAAATGAATATCTTACTACTATCTTTAATTTTTTATTTTAATTTTTTAGTCACATTAAGATACTATAAAAAATTAAAGAAAAACAAACATGCAGAAGCCATTTTATATTTTTTATATCTATTCGAAGTTATAATAATTGACACTATTGTTTATAATGTCTATAAAGTTTGTTATGCTTTGAAAGGTTAAAATGGCACAATTAGGTGAAGTTTATTTTATAACAGATGGATTTGCTGTTAAAGTTGGATTTACAACAAGAAAGCCGCAAAATCGTTTAAATGAAATGCAAACAGGAAGTTCTCAAAAGCTTCGACTTATAGGCTCTTTTCCTGGGACAGAAAGAGATGAAAAACATATACATCAGCTCTGGAAACCATTAAGTTCAGATGGTGGAACAGAATGGTTTGATGTTACAGAAAATGCTGCTCATAAAATGATTCATAAAATGAGAAGCAGATATTTATCTGTCAAAATATAAAGAAAGAGGATACATGAAAGAACTACAATTATTTGACATCTACCAAACTTTTATTGGTGACATGAATAAATCATCATCCGTCAATGAAAAAGTTGATGTACTTAAAAATTGTAAGCAAGAAATTCATGATTTGTTGTATTACACATATAACCCGTACTTTCAATACTATGTTACACCAAAAGTACTTAAGAAAAAGAGCGATTTATTTTCTACAGACTATAATATTAAAAATATTTTTCATCTACTAGACTTGTTAAGGAATAGAAAAATTACAGGTCATCAAGCTATTGGTGAAGTAAATAGTTGGCTGGCAAATAATCAAAACTTAAAAGATATTTTCTTTTTAATTCTAGAAAAAAATCTTAAAATTAGAGCATCAGTAAAGCTTATTAATAGAGCAATCCCTGGTTTAATTCCTACATTTAGTGTTGCTCTTGCTGAAAAGTTTGATGAGTCTGTTCTTGAAAAACAAAAGATTGATTTTGAAAAAGATAACTGGTATATTTCAAGAAAATTAGATGGTGTTAGATGTTTAATTTTTGTTGATGAATCAGGTGAAGTAGAAATACGATCAAGAGCTGGTAAAGAAATTAAAACTTTAAATAACTTAAAAGAATCAATTAGAAGTTTTAATATAACATCAGTTGTTTTTGATGGAGAAATATGTAAAGTTGATGCTGAAGGAAATGAAAATTTTCAAGGTATCATGAAGGAAATTAATAGAAAAGACTATCAAATTTCAGACTATAGATATTTTGTATTTGATTTATTAACACTAGACGAGTTTTACGAAGGAGAGTCAATTAGAACTTTAACTACTAGATTAAAGCAATTAAAAGAAGTAGTTGAAGACTTGAAGGATATTGAGTATTTACCTCAAGGACTCATTAAGTCAGTAGACCATTTTCAGATGCTACAAACAGTAATTCCTAGTTCTTGGGAAGGACTTATGATTAGAAAAGATGTTCCTTATAAAGGCAAACGTTCAAAAGACATTTACAAAGTTAAGAAGTTTTTTGATGCAGAATATCAAGTAATTGATATTGCAACCGGTCCTTTCAGATATGTTAAGGAAGGTGTTGAAGTTGAGGAAAACATGTTAAGCGCTGTAATTATTGAACACAAAGAAAATCGTGTCAATGTTGGCAGTGGATTTACAATTGAACAACGAAAACACTTTTATGACTATCCTGAAAATATTTTATCAAAGACTATCACAGTTCAATATTTTGAAGAAAGTCAAAGTAAAAGCGGCGAATATTCTTTAAGATTTCCTGTTGTTAAAACAATACACGGAAATAAAAGAGAATTTTAAATTATTCATAACAAAGCCGACCACTAGCAATATCAGACATAACGTCTAAATCATATATTCTTGTTGCTTCCATTAATAAGCGACACTCAAACCACAAGTCACCATCAACTAGTGGCATAAATAAATCAGATATATTATCGATTCCCAATACAACAGGAATATCATTCTCTAAAAATAGCTCTACAGGACCAATAGAGTTATGAATAGGAGCTTGATATTCCTGTAACTGTTTCATGCCTAAAGCTGCTGAAGGGCAAATAACAATAGTTATTCCTGCATCTCGAAGCATCTTACAAACATCTTTTTGATATGATAACGGGTGACAAGACAAGCTAATAGCATGTACTCCAAAAACTTTACCTTCAATGCCCCATTTCATTGTATGACGTGCTAGCTGTTCAGTTTCTTTTTCATAAGGCGCATTTGCTTGATCAATATGAACATCAACTCTTTTTTGAAGTTTTTTTGATAGCTGCATAATAAAATCTAAGTGTTTATCTTCTTGCCCTTTGTCTCTAGAAGGTAAACCTCCAATTATATTTGCTTTACTACAAGCTTTAATATATTCTTGTTGATTATCGCCAAAAACACCTTCTAGCGGTTGAATTGCAATATCTAGATGCACTTTGTTTTTCCAATTGTCTTTTAGTTTTAAAGCTACATCAATAGGTAATTGTTTTACTAAACTATCACAGTCAACAAATGTTCTAGTATACGTAGTTCCTTGCTGATATTGTTCATCAATACATTTATTCATTCGATAATACAAATCGTTAAAAGTATATTTTTCTTTAAATTTTCTGTATTCGTACCACTTGTTTTGCATATCACACATTGCATCTGATAAATTAAAATGCTCTAAAATATGTGCTTTATCAAAATGTGCATGATAAGATTTAAATCCGCCTTTTTCTCTTACTTTTTCCAAAAAAAAATTTTTTATATTGGAACCCATAAATCTTCCTTTTAAATTAAATATGTGTTATAAACACTACTAATATGTATTATAATATTTGATGTTATGGATAAAACGAATATTAAAATAGGCGATTTAGTTACGTGGTCTGACCCTTATTTTATTAATATGTCAATTAATAAAACAAATATGACAAAAAATATTGGAATTGTATTAGGATTTTATTTCGACAAAGAAAGTTATATTAAAGTGTTATCTAACAATAATTACAAAAATAATAATGTTGATGTTCTTTATAAATTTGAAAGTGAAGTACATAAATTGTAAAAATTGTTTTTTTTTAATATAATTAATTTAATAATTAATATATAGGGATTTAAGGAGTTAAATCATGACTATAGATGATAAAATTTCATTATCCGTTGCTGTTTTTTATTCAGTAATTATTTCCATACCAGCCGTATTAAGTTTAATTTAAAAGGAGAAAAATAAATAAAATGAGTTCGAATAAAGAGATTATCGACAGAGCACAGTCATTTGTTGAAAAGTTAGCAGAAATTATGACAGATTTTAATGTTAATCTTTCTGACGATGGCGGTGGAACTTCTGTTTACATTAATAATTCTTTTATTGGATTTCTAGAAGATAATCACGATACACTAGATATCATGCTTGATGACTCACCAGTTGCAACAACATTTAAGGGAGAGTAATGTCTCAGACTGATACTGTCTATAACTTTTGTCAAAACATGAATAACATGCGTTTTACACGACACTTTCCAGCAAATAAATGTTTAGTAAGCTGGGACGGTAAAGAAACGCTTAGTTTCTTTTGTGACGAAACATTAGAATTCAAAGGACAGGAAGAAATTGGTTCTTTTGTTTCACTTGACAAATTAAATGAAATAATGTTAAACTATTCAACAGACTATAAAGACGAAGAATAAATAAAATAAAAAAAAATTTTTAACCGCATTTTGCGGTTTTTTTATACACTTTTTTTGAAATAAAACTGCAACCTATTATTTAAGGCGTGCCAAACGCAACATGAAACCTAGCATATAAACTCCCAGACACATATAAGGCATTACGAGAAAAGTGCATAAAAAAAGGCCAATTAAATAATGACCTTAAAATAAACTTAAAACTAATGTCGAATTTATCTACCTATGAACTTTGTTTGACTTTTTGAAGAGATATATTGATAAGCGCCTTTGTTAAAAAGAGGAGCAGTTTGTTTGCTTTTTTGAGCAGCAATTTTTGTTGCATCTTTATCACCGCATGACAAACAAGTCCTGTAGCCTAATTGATATCGTGCCTTAGGGTATTCCATATCACACTTAATACAATATTTAACGTCTGTCATTCTTGTTTTGTCCTTATGTATATTTTATTAAATTAAATTAAATGTTTTAAAAAGAAGCAAATAAGGCATAAAAAAATACCTGCATAAAGCAGGCATCTTAATAGGAGAATATTAGTTAAAGATTAGTCAATTTGAATTGTTCTACGTACATCAACTACTTCTCTTTTTGGCAATGTAATTGTCAAAATTCCATCTTGCATATTTGCTTTAATACCATCTGTATCGTATTCTTTAGAGATTCTAAACTTTGTATTGAAATTAAATAGAAGAGGATTGCTATCTAAACGTTGATCGTCAATATTAGAAGAAATATTTAGTGTATTACAGCCGTAAGAAGAAGGAGAAGTATTCATAAAAATTTCAGACTTTTGAAATCCAGGGACTGCAAGTGAAATTATTTGTGTAGAGTCAGTTGAACTAAAAGAGTATCTAATATTTTTATTTTCTCTAGTAAATGATGAATTGTGCTTTTGGTAATTAAAAAGTTCATTTAAAACACTATCTGTTAAACGCATATATTTTTCCTTTCGTTTATAAATAAAATGTAGACACCAACTAGTAATAGTGTAACCCTATAGACAAAATTAATTTGTAAGTTTATAAAAAGGAATTATTAAAAGTACTGAAATGTAAAACGTTTCAAATGTAATTTTTGACGTGAGATATAAAAGTATGCTTAAAACAAAAAGTAAATTCTTAAGATGTTTAAATTTTATCATATTTTTCTCCAATATGTGCCTTTACTTTCATCATAGTAATGTACACATAGAATTTTTTTATTTCTTACATTAATCAAGTAAGTATCCATTATATGATTTGATAATACAAACTTTCTATCTTTTTTAAGTAACGTTAAAGAATATGATTTATACATTTCTTCATGTAACAATTCAGATATTAATAGTAAGTTTTTTGACTTAAAGAATGTTGAAGCATATTTAAAATGTTTTTCTAATAAATCAACATTTTCTTCGTAAGACATAGGAAACCATTCGATGTTTTTCATTGAATCCTCCATGGAATCATGTCTATATATTATGCTAGTAGTCTGCCCAATAAATTGGTATTGTGTCGTCGTAAGAAATATGTCCTTTTGAAACAGGCAAATAAGCTTCACTTCTCTTTTTTACTTCGTCAGCTGTAAGAGGAACACATTCGCTACAAGGCGTTACATTGCTTTCTCTTCTTTTTCTGTCATTATGAATTTTTTCGCAATATTGACATCTTAAAAAGTTATACATAATTTATCCTTTAAAAAACACATTTATAATAATATAATTAATACTTATATACAACAATAGGAGATAATAATGTTTAATAAAAAGTCTTACTCGATGTCATCAGCTCTCTTTGGAAAAAAAATTAACGAAGAGGCTGAACCTAGTAGAGGTGACCTACAAGAGTTTGATGAATTAATTACAGAATTTAGCAATTTTCTATCAAGCAAATTTAAAATAGGAATGTCTGCTGATGACATTAAACATGAAGACTATCATCAGCACAAGAAAAATTTTACAATTACTAAAGCAATTAAAAGATTTGCAAAAGATAATTCTCATTTAGGTCATATTTCACAATTTAAAATCGATGATATCCTTAACGATCATGCACATTTAAATTATGATATTCCTCCTGGCATTATTGAAGGTTCTATTGCAGAGTACTTATTTCAAGTTTTTCTAGTTGACCACAACATTTTACATTAATAATGGAGATGCTGGGAGTCGAACCCAGGTCCACAGCTACTTCATAAATAAAGTCTACATGTTTAAAGATACCGAAACTCTTTAATCACTATATCGGTGTCTAATGACAACTTAAAAGTAAATGATGTTCAACCTCATCAGCGGCTTCGTCTTATTTGGTTATAAGGCCAAGACAGCCTCAGAATGATTATGCTGCGAAAGCAACATCCTCAAACATTTCAATGTCATCGTTTGCGATTATATTTTTAAGTTCTTTTTAACGAACTGAACTTTAAGTCCGACATGCATTATTTAATTCATAACCCTGTCAAATCCTAATCATCCCCAGATTGTTTTCTTTCTATTTCTTTAAGTTTTTCTTGTAAATCAACTATTTTTTTCTCAAGTCTTTTAATGACTAACTTACTTTCAGATAGCTTTTCTAAAATTTCTTCATTGTTATTCATAATATTTATTTTTTCTAAATGCCACATTACTTAGTCCTTTGCTAATGTAAAAATATCCAAATAATCAAATAAATAAAATATAAAAATGCAAAAACTGCAATAGTTTCAGAAACAGTAAAAAACATTTTATTCCTTAATTATACGTTTTATTTATAAAAAAATAAAAAATAGATGACAGGATTTAAGTATAAACTTTACCTGCAAGTCTTTAAGGTTTCCTGTTTGTCTTATAACTTAAAGAAAGTCGTATATACAATTTATATAATAAATAAACAGTTGAACTCTGCGTAATACCGCCTCATCTATTTTAACACGGGAACTAGGATTCGAACCTAGATTGCCTGGACCAAAACCAGAAGTCCTAACCGTTAGACGATTCCCGTAAATCAATATTATTATATTCTTAAATATACTTTTTTATATTTTATTTTTTAATTTATGATTCTCGTTTAACCAATCGTGAAAGCCACAAGAACAAGTATGCCAATCTTTATGCCATGAGCAGTCTCTTTCGTGGTCACTACTTTCTGAAAATAGATTTGTTATTTGTCTGTCACGTTTTGTATTTGCATCTAATGAATTTTTCAGAGTCTTAATTCTTAAAGGCAACGCTGTCCAATCTTCGTTCTCATATATCATAGGAGAAACATTTAACTCTTTATAGATATGTTTTATAATTGACTTAAGCTCTTCATTTGAGTAGTTATACATTAAAAATAACTTTCATTTTTTATGTTTTAATTATATTAAATAAAAACTATTTTTACAAATTTATTGGGAGGAGAAGGATTTGAACCTTCGAAACGTAATACGTGACGGGTTTACAGCCCGCATCCTTTAGCCACTTGGATATCCTCCCGAAGTTTGTTGGCAGAAGGACTTGAACCTTCAACGTT